TGGAGGAGCTTCAGCGCCATCCGGTTGATGACTGTTGGCTTCAGGAATGTGTTTGCCACGTGTCGACCTCCTGGTCAGGTAGTTGTGACCGCGTCGGCTCCGTGGCGGAGACGTGCGGGGGATGTCACCAACGCCGAACGCGGTCGACGACCGCGTCGAAGTCGGGGTCAGGCTCGGCGCCGTTCACGGCGCCTGGTCTGAGCTCACTGGGACGCCGCTTCGGTGCCGACGAACCGACCGGCTCGCCGTAGACCTCGGCTGCGTCCGCCACCAGCGCTTCGATGTCGCCGCCCTGGAGCCGCGCCACCTGCGTTGCGTTCAGGTCGGGCCGCTGAACACGAACCTCAGCGAGCATCGCCCGCCGTTCCGCGTCCGCTGCCACCTTCTCCGCCACAGCGATCCGGTCCGCCAGCTTCTCCGCTTCGGACTTCTGGGCCTGCTCGTACTCGTCAGCTTTCGCTGCGCGAGCTTCGAGCTCCTTCAGTCGCTTGCGGAGGCTTGCGGCCTCGCTGTTCGCCTTGGCGATCTTCGCCTTGGCACGCTCCACGTCGAACGGCTCACCCTCCGGGGGTGGGTCCTCGTCGTCGGGCGCGGGTGGGTCAGTGTGCTCTTCTGCATTGGGGTGCCCTCCTGGGGCTATCGGGGACCCCCACCGGGGGGATCAGGTCAAGGCGTCGTAACGACGCCGGAACTCGGCCCGTGCTTCGCTGGGCGACAGCCCGCGGGGTATCGAGTTCCACAGCTCGCTGAACCGGTCGTGTTGGGCCTGGTTCGGTAGCGGCTGGTCCATCCGGTACACCGGCTCCGCCGTGCAACCACAGCGGCGGTGCGCCTCGAAATGGGCGGCAGCAGGGCCGTACACCGCGCCCCTACTGATGAGCATGGCGCAGAAGGCGCACGGTGAACCGTCTGACACCCGTGCGTAGCCGAGGCAGTAGCGGGTGGCGCCGATCGACTCAACCATCGTCGAGCGACCACCGGCGAGCACCTGGCGTGACACCTCGCTCTCGACCTGCGAGAACGCCGTCGACAGCGAGCCGGTCCGCTCCACGGTGCCCGGACCCAGCAGCCTCAGGTTGGGCACCAGAACGTCTGCGGCGGGCGTCTCGGCCAGCCGTACGGACGGCGCGCCCTGGGCGCCTTCGGCGGCGTGAAACTCGGTGAAGTACCGGCCGGACAGACCGGCTGACAGTTGATGTCGGGCCTGGATGGATGTCACCAGCGCCGGCTCGATGCTCGCCCAGCCTCGGGCGAAATCCTCGAGGTCGAGCGTCCTCCACAACAGCTGTACGTCGCGAGCGGTGATCGCTCGTAGTTGCAGCTGGCGGAGGCGGTGGGCCTCTGTGAGCCGCCGCCCCTCAATTGTTGACGACATCGGCCGGCGACGCCTGCCTACGTAGCTCGGCGTCCAGCGCAGCGAAGGCGTCGACGGCCAGGCGCATCGCCTTCCAGTTCGTGACGTCCTGCGCCGTCACGCCGGGGATCTTCTCCCACAGCGCTTCGACCGGCACGCTCAGCGACTGCGACAACTTCGCCAGCCCGTCGACCGTCGCCGCGAACGACCGCGCCTCCGTGTCACGCCAGCGAACCTGAGCGCCATCGCTCACCGGCACACCCGTGTAGACGCCGGCCAGCCCGAAAGCCTGCTCGATCGACTCACCGAAGCCGATCTCACGCTCAGCCATCTTGCGAGAGTGACCAACCTCGGCAGCGACCAGCGCCTCAGCCGACAGGTTCACCATCTGCCCCAGTAGGTTGTGTGGCGGCACCTGGGAAACCACACCGAACTGCTCCACCGTCGCCTGGCGCGACTTCAAGTAGCCCGACAGGTCGGTCTGGCCGAACTCCCCGACCCGGACCTCAGGGTCGTCGAAGGTCAACATCCGCGACGCTGACGCCTTGATCTTCTCTGCCTCGGTGTCCGCCAGCCAACCCATGATGTAGCGCTGACGGAAGGCCCCGAAGTGCTGAGCGACCAGCAGGTCGAACGTGGTGAAGTCGAGCTGGTCCTGAAGCGAAGTGATCGCCCCAATCTCCGACCACGTGTCACCGTCGAGCTCGTCGACGTTGCGGAACCTCACGATCGGGCACACGCCCGCTCCGTGAGCCGCCTCCGACGCCAGCACAGGGGCGAACGCCTGGTTACGCGCCTTCGCCACCTCGGGATCGTTGACGAGCGTGTAGATGCCCTCATCGTCGTACAGGCGCCACTCCACCCGCCGGTGAGCGTTCACCGTCTCCAGCGCGAACACCGGCCAGTCCGGATCCTCGTCGTAGACCGCCGTCATCGACCGCGGCGACAGACCGCGCATCACCGGTGTCGCCTCGCCGGGGACGACCTTCAGGTACGAGGTCCCGTAGGCGAACGCGGCCCGGTAGATCGCAGACTGATGGGCGTCCATCTTGTTCGCCTGCCACACCAACCACAGCGCCGAATCGTCGCCGGCGTCACGGAACCCGTCGACGAACATCGACTGCGCCGGCACGTCCACCACCAGCTTGCACACGTTCACCCGCGACATCGCCGCCATCTGCACGACCTCGGACGGCACGCCCGATGGGATCACCGGCAGCGGCTGCTCGCCTCGCCAGTAGTCCCGCAGCATGTCGAGCTCGGTCCGCTCCGCCGCCTGGATGTTCAACAGGTCGCCGGCGATCACCTCTGCCTCAGCCTTGCTCAGCACCGGTGAATCACCTCACTCTCACAGGAACGACGCCCGCCCCGTGCGCTGCCTGCGACGGCGCGCCTTCGGGAGGGCCAGATACTGTTGACGCGCCAATCGGGCGAGCACTGCTGCGGGCACGGCGTCGATCTTGCGGGCGGATTCCCGATGCTCCTTGCGCACCGTCACACCCCAGCGATTCGACGCCATGCGGGCGTTGTGGGCGTGCTGGCGGAACCGCGTCGAGCCGCAGTGCGTCAGCTGCTGCTCGACGATCGCATCGTGGAACGACTCACACGCGGCCGTGAACTCGGCCTGGCGGGATCGCATGTCGAACGCCACGGGATGCCGTGACGTCGACTTCACGCACAGACCGGAGCCCAGCTCCTCCGCCCAGCGGTCCACGTACGACTCCCACGGGTGCAGGTCGGAGAGGAACCCGACCACGTCGTAGGTGTCGAAGGCCTGGCGGACACGGCGGTCGATGTCCGCCCTGTCGACCTCGCCGGTCATCCGATCCGGCTCCCACACATGGATCTCAAACACGTGATCCACCTCGACGAGGCACCCGATCAGCGCTGAATGGTCATCCGACTTCGACCCGTCGAACCCGAGCGTGATCTGCTCGCCGGCGGCCGGCGTCAACTCCGGCAACGCCTGCGCATCCCACTCCAACGGCGACAACCACGCGTCATCGGCCACCGACATCTGGTTCAGGTAGAACCGGCGGGCCTCCGACGGCGGCGTGCCGGGGTCATAGACCTCGTCACGAACACGCTCCAGGTCGACCCATGACGAGTCGCCGTAGGCCGCCTCGAGCGCCGCCATCAGCTCCGCCTCGTCGGACAGGTCGACGCCTGGGGGAGCCTCGCGGGAGTCGTACAGGATCGTCGCCCGCGCAGTCCGTCCAGCGGCCTGCGCCTGCCAGGCGTCGTACGAGCGCTCGGCCACTGACTCCACGCCCATCTCGTGAGCGTTCGTCGTCTCCACCGACCTCGCCGCGCCATCGCGCGACTTGCCCAGGTTCCTGCGGATCACCTCGGCGAGCTTGTGCCCACCGTTCGCCTGCACCCAGTGGTGGGTCTCGTCGAGCACACAGAACGTCGGCCGCGCGCCCTCAGCGGTCGACGCCGACGCAGTGATCGGTTCCAACTTCCCGCCGCCTGCGGCGAACACTCGGGTCAGCCCAGGATCGAGCCCGTAGTCATCGACGATCGGGGACTCCGCGACCATCGCCAACACCATCGACATCGTGTTGTTCGTCTGCTTCTCGGACACGCCGGCGATCTGCACCCACGGCAGAGATGCGGGTGCGCCCACCGGCACGCCATCGGCGTCGAACCCGTCGAAACGCACCGGTCCGCACAACTCAGCGAGCGCCAGCGCCGCCATCAGCGGCGACTTACCCCAACCCTTCGCCCGCCGCAACACCGACCGCGACCACAAGAACCGGCCACGATCATCCACCGCGTACAGGTAGTGCAGGAACCTGATCTGCTCGGCGGTGAACTGCCACCGCTCGCCAGCATCGGGGCCGTCCGGCTGGCGGACGTACTCCTGGCACCACTGGAACACCTGCGGCCCCAGCGACCGCTCAGGAACGGGGGGAAGCGTTAGAACGGGCTCAACTGACCGCGTCACGGTACGCGGCCATGTCCGTCACCGCCCCGGCGGTCATCTCGGCCGGCTCCGCGCCGGCGGAGACGTACCGGATCCGCAGGTCGCGACGGAAGTCCACCGTCGTGCCCAGCACCTTCTCGCGCATCCGCAGCTCGGGCGCAGCTCGTAGGTCGCCGTCGTGGAGCCGCGCTGCGATCAGTGCCGTGTCGAATGCGAACTGCCAGTCGGACTCGCCCCACAGGGCGCAGTGGGGCATCGTCGACACCCCTGACCACCATTGCGCCGTCCGCCGCCCCACGCGGAACGGCAACTTGCGGCCCTCGAAGGCCACGTCGGGCACCTCGGTCCACTCGTGGACCGGCTTCACACGGTTGCGCTTCTGCCCATCAGGCTTCGGCTTGCGTCCAGTCACGGGCATCTCAGGGACCTCCAGGGTCAAACTGACGCCTCCGGGGCGTCCGGCCGTCGCGGCCTCGATTCCTACGTAGCCGGAGCTGCTATTTCGCCGGTCCTGGGCCATGTGGGGGGTGGGGGTACCCCCCCAGGGTGCCCGGATGGGGCTCGGCCGCCCGCTTCGGCGTGCGACGGGCCTGCGCTTCGCGGCCGGTCTTGCGACCGTGGCAGTTGCGTGGGGCCTTCGGCCCACAGCGGGTGCGGAGCGCATCGAGGCGGTGGTCGTCGCGGCTGCCGATGTGGTCACACTCGAGGGTGCGACCTGTTGGGTCACACCAGCCGCAGTCGACGCAGGTCCAGCCGTCGAGCTGGAACCGTGCGAGGCGGCGGCGCCGCCAGTCGGGCGGGAGCGGTGATCGGCGTCGACTGCTGTTGCTTGTCATGCCTGGTGGTCCGCTGGAGTGCGCCGGGAGCGTGATGCTCGACCTGGCACACTGCTTGCGACCTACCACGGTGATAGTAGCAGCGCTGTGACGTCGGTCAAGTGTACGTGATGATGTTTCGTAGCCGGTCGTCGCTCATCGGTTTGTCCTGGTTCGCTTCACGCCATTGGAGCACCGACAGCGGGACCTGTTCGGCGTGTTCGTGGCCGTCGATGGCGCGGACCCGTTTCAGGTCGCGGTGGCAGCGTTGGCAGTCGACGAGTCCGGGGTGACGTTCGGTCCACCGTCCGATCCGCTGGCATGAGCGGCAGCCGTCGTCGCCTCGGCCGGCGGCGGAGTCTGCGAGGTTGGCGCGGCGGTAGCCGGTGGGTGGTTCCCAGCGGGCGAGCAGGTCGTCGAGGAGTTGCACGTCTCGGGTGACGGGTAGGCCGTCGGCGGCGCGTCGGATGATGCGCTGTTCGAGTTCGGTGATCTGGTCGCGGGCTGCGACGGCCTGGTCGGGCTGGGTGGCGAGCCGGCCGGTGGGGTCGGGGATGTCGGGTGAGCGGCCGCCGCCGCCGGTGGGGATGTTGCCGATGCTGTCGTCGATGATCTTGAGCACGGCGGCTACACGTGCGGGGGTGACGGCGGTCATGGTCGGCGGGCCGCTCGGGCGAGGATGGCTTGGGCGGGTGGCGTGAGTGGCGGTGGTGGTCCTCCGTGTGCCCAGGCGATGAGCTGGGCGATGGCGTGGTCCTGTTCGGTCTGGGTGTGGTCGTAGTCCAGCACGCGGGGCGCGAGGTGGCGGATGGTCTCTGCGAGCTGTTCGAGTTCCTGGCGGGCGGCGTGGATGGCCTGGTGGGCCTGTCGGAGTTCGGCGGCGGTCGGAGCGTTCAAGCGGGTCCTTTCGTCGAGGTCAGAAGGTGCTGATGTCGATGGTTGGCGGGTGGTCGACGTGCACGGGTCCCACCCGGTCCTTATATATAAGGACCGGGTGGTCCGGCCTCCCGTCGGACGGGTGGTCCGAGCGGTCCGTAGAGCGGTCCGAGCCTGCAATTCCGGGGTTTTTGGTTTTGGTCCGTGGAGTGGTCCGAGGGCTGTGGATAACTGAGCGGTCCGAGGGGTGGTCCGAGGGGTTATCCACAGGGGGCGACACCACCTGAAGGTCGTCGATCCGGGTGGCGCGACGGAAGCGGATCGCGTCGCTGAGAACAGTGTTCGTAGCCGTGATACCGGCCCGCTTCAGGATGGGTCGCACGGCACGCCGACCGAGGTCGACGGGCACCTCGAGGTGGTCCAGGTGCTTCACGAGCTCGACGGTCCCAGCGGCGTACGGTCGGTGGTTCTCACCCCGCGTCGCGGTGAAGGTGGTGGTGCCGTGACCGTCCTCACCGATGTCGATGTTCGTGTTCTCGGGGTACCAGCCGATGCGTCGGTGGGTGGCCTTCACGGTGACGCCGGCGTCGTTACGGGTGAGCCTCACCACGATGTCGACGTCGTCGTTCTTCGCCGACGATCCGCGCTGCCCCCTCTCGGCGTCCTTGCCAGCGTGGTCCAAGCGCACCCAGCCGATCCCCGCCTGCTTCAGCCGCATACCGGTATGCCGGTAGAAGTCCTGAAAGGTGGACGCCTCGTTCTCGTCGCCCTGGGTGGAGCGGCCTGTCGTGTCGATCACCACGAACCGGGCACCGCACGCCTCTGCGGCCATGATGAGGGCGAGCCCGCCGGGGTCGGTGTCGAGCGGTGGGAGCGACGGCAGGAGTGCGTAGTGGAGGTGCGACAGGTCGTCGTCGGGTCCGTAGCCGAACTCGAGTAGGCGGTCGTGCAGGTCGTCGGGGGTCATCTCGTAGTCGACGTAGAGCACGTCCAGGGGCTCGCTGGCGGGCTTGTGCAGGAACGGGCGGCCGGTGGCCATTGCGGCGGTGGCTGCGAGCACCAGGAAGCTCTTACCGGTCTTCGCTCCCGCGTACAGGGCGTGTGCGCGACCGGCGGCGAAGAGGGGTTCGCAGAGCCACTCCGTGGCGTTGTGGTCGGTCGTCCAGAAGGTTGCCCAGTCGATCAGATACTTGGACAGAGGGTTGTGGGCGTCCGCCTGCACGACATCGAGCGTGGCGGGGTCAGCCACGGCGGGTGGCGCGGAGTGGCCGTAGCCCTGTCGCCGGAGGTCGTCGGCGGCGGCGGTGTGGTCGCCGTGATGCCGTGTGGCGGCGATGTAGCCGAGCTTGGTGTAGGTGCCCTCGGGGTCCAATCCGGCGTGCTGCATCGAGGAGGTGAACACCTTGAGGGTGTCTGCGGCGGTGTAGCCGGTGGTGGCCGAGGTGCCGTCGCGGCGTTCCTTGCCGGGGCGGGTCCAGTGGCGTTCCCCGTTGCGGTCGACGTGGTGCAGGGCCCAGCCGTCGGCGGTGAGGATGTCCCCCCAGTCGACGCTGGCGGCGTAGTGGTCGCCTGGTCGGGCGTGGTCGGCGAGGCGAGGCTCGGGCAGCGTGATGCGCGCGGGCGTGGGTGGCGGGTCGCAGACGAGCTCGAGGAGCCACTCGGGCGCGTCGACGGGCTCGGTTGGCTGTCCGGCGTCCCACTCGTAGGCTCCGCCGCTGGGGTGCCCGGTGGGCGGGGCGACGATCTGACCACCTTCTCCGCGCACGTCGAGCCCTGCGCCGAGGCGGGTGCCGGCGTTGTTGCGGATGACGCGGCCGTCGGTGGGGTAGCGCCAGACGAGGTGCAGGCCACCTGAGCCGGTGATGCTGGTGAGGGTGTCGGGCAGCGGCTCGTGGGCGCGCTCGAGGTCGCGGTAGGCGTCGTAGTCGTCGATGTCGAGCACCCAGATTCCGCTACCTGCGCCGGTGGCGATGCCTACCCCGTGCCCGCTGTAGGGGCCGGTCCACCATGCCTCAATGGTGCCGGGGTCGGTTGTGGCGGCGGTCTGCCAGGCGCTGATCGGTGGGTGCTTCTTGCCCGGCACGATCGGCAGGACACGCAGTCCGCGGGCGGCGTAGGCGAGGGCTGCCGCGAGTGGGTCGGCGTCGTGGGTGGGAACCGGGCCGGCGGTCATGTTGATGGCGGGATCCAATCGGCGTGGTTGGTGGCCGGGTCCGACCCCCGGGCTCTCGCCCGAGGGTCGTGGTGGTCAGTTGCCGGTGACGGCGAGCATGCGGTCGACGAGCTGGTGCGCCGACTGCTGCAGCTCGACCTTCGTCGGGGCGAGCGCGGCCCCGGCGGCGGCCCTGGCGGCGTCCC